TATTGAATGCCATTATTGTGCCCTCGCTGAAGTAGCCTGCGTATAGATACAAAATGCGTGAATCTCAAAGTCACTCGTAGCAATCGCAAATGTTGTCATTTCTGCTTCTGATAGGTAAATACGTAACTGAATTGCGTTCCCTTCAGCCATAAGATAAGTAGGATGCCATAATCTATCTTGTTCTGCTTCTTGAGGATATAGTGCATAGGGTGAAGTCTCTACAATCCCCGTTCCTATAAGGCTTCCATTAGTCTGTCCTGACAAGAGGAGGCCATTATTACTCGTAGAAGCGAGATAATCAACGGTAAACTCTCCTGAATCTGTTCTATCAACAAGGAAATCGACCCTCTGAACCGTTGCATTACGATCTTGATCTACATAGAAGTTGAACTGTTTTGTAAGAATATCTATTTGTGATACTAGGGTAATTGTGCCACCCCCGGTATATACTTGTGTTGCTAGAATGGATTGAATATCGGGTGCCGCTATAATAAATACATTGGCTGAACTTATCATTATCACTTGGTATAGCCCAGAGTAAGCGGTAATAAACCCATAAAGATTTTGCAAATAAACATAATCTTGGACACTGAGATTATGATTTACTGCCGTTACGGTAACATTTCCAGCAACAAGGGTGATATTCGTAATCTGCATCGCCTGCGCATTAACGGATAACTCTGAATCAACAATAAAGACGAATCCTTCTTGGTTTCCTGCAATTATTTCTTGGTTTAGTGGTTGTGCTGATCCCGAATCCCAGGTTATTTCATCATTGTCCCATGTAATTGCATCATCATTCCAAGTAATTGAAGACGATGATTGAGCGTAATAGTATCCAAATGCAGTTATAGAATCATCATTCAGTGCCCATGATCCTGTTTTGTAGTTATAAACGAGGACTTTAGAAGGATACGTTGAACTAAAGAAATCAGTATCAATAGTAGGGAAGGTCCAATAAACTTGTTCGGCAAAGAAGTCCCTGATTCCCCATACTCTACGAACACTATTGGATCCATCGTGTATTTCCCATACGGAATCGGGTATCTTTTTATCTATTCGTTCAGTGTTAACGCCATTACAAGCATGAATACCTGTATTTCCTATTGCTAGTAAGAGTCTATCAAAAGGAACGGCTGAGAAGGTAGATTCAGCGCCTAATTCAGTATTAAGTTTTTGCCACGCAAATGGTTGTGCCTGGTTGTTTGTGAATACCAGTTCCCAGGTACTTCGCTCAAAGTAAACGATTAAACGATCTTTAATGAATCCACAGGAGACAATATCTTCCATGGTAGACGCATCAATTGCATTACCTTTTCCCGGAACACTCTGGTCCCATGCACTTGTTTGAAGAGGATCCCCAAAGGCTGACCAACGAGCTCTATTGGTATAGTTGACTGCCGCAGCACCATTTAATGATTCCCATGTATTGAGCATAATCATGCGGTTTTTAAACACGACTGTCATAAGTGCCGATTCAAGCGTCGAAGGACCTACACTATTAATCGTTGGGTTGATCGTTGTCCAGGTAGATGCCGAGCCATTCCAGTATTTTATTTGATCTGTTGGATTATTATTAACGACAAAGAGTAGTCTTGTTCCCGTATTTATACCCCACGTTGTGCCCCAGAAGAAGTTGTAATCCTTACCAGTCCACATTGCCGTTCCCAATTGTTGGAACGCTCCATTAAGATACTGATAGGCAAATTGAGTATCAAAAACGTAGACTGGATCATTACCTGAATCTGCCGTCTCATAGGTTATGAAGCCCATTATAGGATTAGCAGGATAATACCAAACAGTTACTGCTCCTTCGCCGGTAAAGGTAACTGTGTTGGGATTGGTCGGAGAAGAACTAATGGTTGCAGTAGCTGCAGGATTTGTACTGAGTGTTAGGACACCAGCACCTAACTCCCATACCGTGAATATGTCTGGACCAACAGAGAACATCTGTCCTATTTGAAGTTGTGTTGCTATACCGGGCAAGCTCAGAGCAATGCCCTCATTAGTTCCAAGACTTACTCTTACTCGCGAAGAGAGTTGTGCCACATTCTGCGCCACGCCATCATTCATTAATCGCGAACCAAATCGTTTACGAACGCGACCACGGAAGATATAAGCATTCTCCAGTCGGGCAAAAGCGTCGTCTGGCACGAGCCAAGGTTTAACATCTGTCTCCAGGCCCCCTTGTAGAGGTGCTATCATAAACCTATCTAATGCCATTTGTTAAGTCTCCTTATATACCTAAAGCAGACCATAAGAAGGTACTATCATTACTGCCATTAGCCAGCCCAAAAACTATTTGGGTCAAATTGTAACTCTTTACTCTCATGAGAGTGGTAGAAGCTCCGCTATTATCAACGCGTATAGCAGTAATATATCCTACAAAGCTGGTAAATCCTGGAAAGGAAGCTAAACCACCTTGAGATGTATTATTGAACGTTATTGTAATCGTACCGCCTGAAGTAGTATTTTGGCCGCCTATCATGATCATTCCTGAAGGAAGATACGTCCAGAAATTAGCTTGATTGCTCGTTATAGAGCCATTGGCATATCCGGTAATTGGATAGGGAGTTGCTGTACCACGTGCCATCCATATATCAGGAATGCTCGTTGGAGCAGCATTCTGGTTAAAAAGACCGATATATCCTGCACTAAAAGTGGGTACCATTGTCTGATTTGGAAAGGTTATTTGATTATGTTGTCCTGGAGTAGCAGGACCACCATTCATATAAGGTACATGATCAACTGAGAACGCAGTATCAATCGTAATAAAGTTTGCATTGATAAGATCTCGGGATGCCCCGAGTGACTGTCCAGGAACCGGTACATTATTTAACATTATCTACTCCTTATTTTAGACATTAGAATTGGCCTCCGCCTGAGAACCATCCGGCTCCGTATCCACCAGCAATATTCTCCGTGTAGATGGTACTCGACCGTTGACTCGTTTGTTGTACAATGCTTCTTCTTAGGCAGAGCCGTTCTTGCATTTTGAATTCAGGCATTATTTGTTGTACTGAATCAAGATCCATACGATCTTCGAACACTTTCTTAGCTGCTCCATAAGCGATATATTGCCACCATTCTTGTAACTCTGGACTTTGAGTAGTAGCACTGGTTTGTAGAAGTTCTGTTGGTGTGATATATGCTTCCATATTAACTGCGTATGGCTGATCGGGTACCGGTCTCACGGTAAACGCTCCATCATAGAACAACAATGCCTGGGGAAGCGTTGCATTCTGTGGAACAGTTTGACTATTAATAGCTTCCCCAGGACCAGGAGGAGTAGCAAAGGTAATCGTAAATGCTCCCGTAACATAGTTAATATAATTAAAAATGTCCTGTGCTGTTGTAGATGCTGGTAATTCACCAGGGATGTACAGATTCCCGATAGAGGGCGATATAGGATAATCGATAAGAGCGAGTCCATTATAACTACTATCAACAGAACTAAAGAGAACATTGTTTCTTAGAAGACATATCTGTTGATTAATACCAGGTGGTAATATTGCCTGTTGTGAGTTAACTACACCGCTGAATTGAACCGTGGCACCGTCACCTTCTATCCCTATAGAAGCAATTGAGTTCACGAATGGGTAGATACCAAAGAATTGTTCTCTATCTTCAAAGAACTGGCTCTGGAACCCCGCTATATATATGGGAGGATGAACCGATATATACTTATTAATAAAATTATAAAGAGGAGAATTTGGATCAGTGCTTGTCGGATAAACATCAACGTATGGCTCCGTGTAGAAGGTAAACGTAGTTCGTAGATTAAGTAACCTGATCTGTTCCGGGAAGTCATACAACACAAAGGTATTGATGTACTGATTAAGCTGTGCTGTCGTCAATTGATTTTCTGACGGACTTCGCGTCAGTCTTCGAACCTTTTGTTGTATCGCGTTTAACGTTGAATCTACCATATGCAATCTCCTATTTTTTCCTATCCTAGCCAGTTGCGAATTTCAAATCTACAAGATCTTAGATCTATAAGTGTCGAAGATTCCTTATATAGCTGCGTATGGTAACACGTTCTGCACGGCTGCCGTTAATTGGTTATTATCTTCTCCAACGGGAACCACGGTAACATATTGTTGATTGGCCGGCTGAGTTGCAGGTACACTAAACGCACTAAACGAGGTGCTATCTATCGATATTTGGAATGTCGTTGTTCCGGTAACGGTAATCTCACCGACCATCTGGTTAATCTGTTGCATTCCATAGCCAAGGGGGATATTTATCCTCACAATAGATCCCGTAATGTACTGATGAGGGAAGGTGGTGGTGACCACCGCTGGATTAGCATTCGTAATAGTAGACACCACCCTCAAAGCTGGCTGGAATACGGGATATTGCTGTGCCAGTATAGTCATTATGGTCTCGCTGCTTCCATAGGAACCGTATCGGTATTCATTTCATCAATATCGAGAAACTCTAGTGACTGAAAGCTGCATCGTCTAATTTTACGAGTAATCTTAGCAACATTCTGGAATCCGTTATCATTATCTATTCTCACGTAGTCATATTCAGGGTACCAGCAGTTCTTATTAAGATGCTTAGCAACGCCGAGGGGAATCGTTTTGATTTCACCATCTTTGAAGGTATAGTTCTCAACTTGATCTTCTTTATAGATCTTGATACTAAAACTCATTTCTCCATGAGGTACTTCGTGGAAATGGAATTTACCTTTAACGGGAGTACGGTCTTTTTCACGTTGATAGTGAAGATTAGGTTTTACGACTTCTTTTTTAGCGTTTTTTGGTGCTTCCATTGTCATCCTTTTAAAGTTATAATGAAATTTCTTCATAATTCTGCGTCCTATCAAGGACCTTTTTTCCAGGGGTAATCACACTACCCCTGGTTTTGTTTTCTACAGTCCGCCGTAAGTCGACTTACCAGCCACCCAGTAAATCAAATCTCCGGTTGGCGCGTTTCCTGAAGTCCACGCAACAGAACCTGAAGGTCCCAGAATTGGCGTAGTAAGCTCAAGTCCGTTACCACCCGTTCCCAAGATCATGCCAAGATAACCGGTATTAACCGTTGAATCGGCAAGAATTCCATTATTCGTATTGAAGATCTGTTGACCTGCAATAGTAGGAGTTTGAGCAGCAGTAGAAGACAAAGATGTCGCAGTATCTTCACCAAAAGGAATAACTTGAGGGAAGTTACTTGGTTGTTGAGTAATCGTTGGCCACGTAAACGCAGTATATGCAGTCGTATTGATATTGATCGTGAAGTTGTAATCATCCACAACCGATACTACAATCGCAGGCACTGAACTACTTGTTGGGAAATAGTTGTTGTTTATCTGTGGATTCAATTGGATCATTCCAGAAACTGCAGGAATGTTGAATCGCACTTCTTGACCAGGAGTCAATCCATGAGCAACTGAAGTCGATACCTGTCCATTAACCGCCTGCGTGATATTCGTTACATAACGATTACGTGGATAATAGAGTGCAGTATTACCATTGTTTACAATGCTATAGAATCCAGCACCACCAATAGCGCCTGGCGCAGTAGCCAATACGTTAGAAGCAGTAAGAAGGGTAAAGCTTGTATTAACAGTTACTGCACCAACTACCATATCGATACCATTGACATCAGTTTGAGCCGTAGAGCTCATTCTAACGATAGTACCTACTGAAATCCCCGCAGTGCTCGCAGTACTTACTACCGGACGCGTTGCGTTAGTAGAAGCAGTAGTAGCAACAGGGTTACCAAGTAATGGAAGTGATCCAACTGATTGTCCTGATGGGTCATAAAGAGTGAATCCGCCTGTGGCCATCGTGTCACCATACAGAACCGCTGTTGCAGCGCCTTTGTACGTAACAATCGCAGAGCCTGCAGCCATACCACGCTGCCAATAGAAGGTCATTCCATTAGAAGCATTCGCTGTTCCATTGAAGTATGCGCCTGTCGTTCCAACAGTACCAAATTGGGTGAAGTTTCTAACCATCATCCAATCAGCATTAGAAGGAATTTGTACAATAGTCGCATTTGCTTGCCCAATAGAAGCATTACCCGCATTGGGGTTAGTAAGACCAGTAGTATTAGCTATAAAGCTACCTTGGCCTAATATCGTTCCGTCCATGATATCTCCTTAAGCAAGTGTTGCACGTAAGTTGAGTACCCAAAGATCGTTCGTGATTCTCATTTTTGTTACTCCCTTTCGGGGGATAAGTCATTTCTGCTTATCTCAGAACCTTTCGTTGTTCTGTTCGGACTATCGCACCCCTTACGGGTCTTCTCACTTAGTCTCTCACGGTGGCTTACGCCTTCCGCCCTGTCGCCGGCTCTTACGCTACGGCTTCCAAGTCAATCAGAGAAGATTTATAGTGCCCAGAATATTTAGGCACTTCAGCGAACTTATACCCTACTGAAGCATTAAGCGCTAATGGACCATCATAGATAGGTGGTCTATAGATAAATGCTGCAGAATAGCCATCTTGTTCGATACAAGCGTATGCTTCCATACCCACGCAGAAGATGTTGTAAACGTTTGCACCAAGAGATGATGCATTCGCTGACTGAGATCCAATAGATGAGATAAGGAAACGAAGGTTCAATTTGTTACTACTCTTTCGAGCGGGCTAACCTCTTCGGATCAACCTCTCTATGTTTCCATAGAGTTCAGACTATCGCATCACCTTTGAGCATTATGCTCTTCGGCGTCTCTGGATTTAGTCGTTCAGGCTGCACGGTTTTATCCTGCTTGCCCCTTGTTATCTTCGGCATTATCCGGTCAGAACTCCAAGTCAATTACCAAAGATTTTAAATCGGCAACTAAGCTTTACCGATTGCACCCCATTCTGATTGCAGAGCATTCATAGGAGCAGGATATTGGTTAACTTGCGTGAAAGACGACACCGCTTCCAAGTTACCGGTAAGCTGTGTAGAACATAATGCAAAGTATGCATTACGAACAGGCGCGGTTCCGAACTTATCTTCACCTTCAATGTTGTCCATAATCGTGTATGCGTTGTTATTAAGTAACGCACGAACGACCGTTTGGACGTCAGAAAGGGTTATTTCAGTTGGGTTATCGCCATTCACACCGCCAGTACAGTTAATGAATGAAGCCGTCGACGCTAACATATCACGAGTCAACTGATCTTCAGTCTGACGGAGTGATACGCCAAGACGCGCTGCGCATTCGTTGAGGACAGGATCTTGATTTTGCAGTGTTACTTGTTCATTCAATTGTACGTAAGTTCCATAGAAACTTATCTTCGCATCGATGTCCACGGCGGTCAGGTTCTGAGGCGGCGGAGTAACCCCACTATTCCCCAAAGGAACCATAGCAGTATTTAATGGGTTGTAACGACGCATTCTCAACGTAGTACCACCATTACGAGGCATATTTTTACGCA